TCTGATGTTCTCTTTAATCTGTGCAAGCTTTTCCCTGCTGACACCTAGAAAAGCGCTCATTTCACACTCTGTCGCTTCTCTGCCGTAGTATTTGCGGTATTCACTGGAAACTCTTCGGTACTTCTGAATTTCTTCCCTTGCCCCTACCGGGATACGAACCACACTGCCGCAGTTGTCAATATACCGCTGCATGATCTGCTTAATCCAAAACCCGGCATAATTGACGAATGGCACGCCCTTATCCTCGTCATAATGTTCTACTGCTGCACATAATCCAATATAAGCCTCCTGCTTTAAATCTTCAATTTCTGCAAAGCCCGAGTAACGCACTGCCATTTTATGAATAAAGCCTTGATTCTGCTGCCACAAAGAAAGCATGCATTCCGCTTCATTCTCCCCTGCTCTGATCCGGGCAACTAACTGTTCATTCGAATATTTCCCGTTGTTCATCCGCGGTTCAATATATTTTATTGCTGTTTCATTTGACATCGCAAGCCCACTCCCTTTATAATTAAATTATCGAATATCGGAAACGGGCTTGCTTATGGTGGCAGGCTCTTTTTTTTACTTTCTGTATGGGCTACTCATACTTAACTGACCATCTAGATATGAGACATTGATGTACTTCCCTTCTTCATTCTGAAACGTCATACAGAGAGCCTCTCCCTTTTCTCCTGTCTCACGATCTTTAGTCATACAATCTTCCAGATCAATCAAAACACACCGTCTTAACCCTTCCATGTCCTCTGATCCATATACTGGATGTTCTACAATCTTCTCTACCTTTGCTTTCTCCATTCCAAGCCGGAAGGCTTTCTGCATCGCTTCGTACTGATCCTCGCTTTCTGCATTGATCTGCATGATTTCTTCCGTTGCCATTTCTGGCAGCAGTTCGTCCTCTTCTTCCAAAGATGCATGCTCTCCGATTAATTTCTTTACACCGTTCATAGCCACCTCTAAAGCACTTGTTACACTTGATTCAGTTTCCTCGCGTTCCTCCTCTGTCATAATTCCGTTGCCGTATCCGTTGATTCCTGCTGCAACTTGATAATGCGCATACTCTAAATTATTTAAAATATTTTGCAACTGCACTTCCGCTTCTGTCATTTCAAAAAATAATTTACTCATACTCTTCTCCTCCTACGCTTCTAACATTTGAATGTAATATACTGGAACCTGAATCAATATACCGCCTTCCAGTGTAATAATTCCCATATTTCCTTGAAACTCAAGTAACTCTCCTTTTACTTCATGAAAAGGCATTCCCCTTTCTCCTGTCTTATCTTGTGCATTCATCAAAAGAGAAGCCCACTCTTCTTGAACAGTAGTCTGCTCTGCTTTGTTTCCGGTGCTTGTGCCGGGATCATTGCTCTACATTTCTGTGACATGTTTCATCTTCCTTTCCAATTCATTTACAAATGCCAGCACCAAGTCTTTTGAAAACTCTGTTTGATATTTTCGGTAAAAAGAATCACTTTCTGCAATCACCTTCTGCCAATATTCATCCGTCTTTTCTACTTCCCAGTGATCCTGCAACAGCTTCCAAAAGTCTTGAAACATTTCAAATTCTTCACTACCCTTTAATAATCTTACTCTTCCCATACTCTCTTAATCAAACGGCGTTGGTTGCCGTACCGTCTTGAATCCATCGTTTCCCTTAGGCACCTCTTCTGTTTCTTGAAACCTCATTTCATTCCCATCAAAGCGGTATACGATCTTCCCGAGTTCCCCCTGCCGATTCTTGTCCACCTTCAGCCCTTTCCTAGTCTTGTCCTCATTGTCTAAATTCCACAGAAGGATAATAATACTTGCATCTTGCTCAATATCTCCTGCTTCCCTGAGTTCTCCCATTGTCGGCTCTTTCGTTTCTCTCATTTCACTAGTTCGATTTAATTGTGACAATGCAATGATTGGAACATTCAGTTCCATCGCAAGGGCTTTGATTGCTTTTGAGATTGCCCCTACTTCACTAGCTCGGCTCTGATATCTAGTGTCAGCTCTTACCAACTGCAGGTAGTCAATGATAATACAATCAAGCTCTTGATGTCGGCATTCATTGCGGATCTCAGAAACTGACTTCGTTCCACTACTGACAAGAATGTCCATTTCTTCTAGCGTCCTGTTTGCCTTGTCAAAACGCTCCTTTTCATCTCCTAAGAATTGTATCGCCCTTCTGATGCGATTTAGCCGGATTCCGCTCTGATTGCTTAACAATCTTTCATATACCTGCTTTTCTGACATCTCTAGGTTATAAAATCCAATCCGTTTTCCGGCTTTTGCCATTTCCAGAATGATCTGCGATGTAAAAGCCGATTTTCCTACTCCTGGCCTTGCTCCGATTACAATAACATCGCCGCCCTCTAATCCTCCGGTAATATCATCAAGTTTTGAAAAACCGGTATATAACTTCGCTTCTTTCTTTTCTCTGAAATACTGGTCCTCATAATCTCCTACTATGGTCGAGAGCTTTTTAGACTTACTTTTCTCACTACGTTTCAATGATTCTAACTCTTGTATCAAATCAGCAATCTGATATTCCACGCCTGCTGCCGATACTTGCGTCTGTGATAATATTTTTCGGAGTGTTTCTGCCTTATAGTCCTTTACAATACTGTTACCATAACTTTTTAATTCTGCCGATGTCAGTGGCAGCAGGGCGCATTCTTTCAAAACCTGCCCTATGTACTGTCTGGTATACGATTCACTTTCAACTGCCTGCGTGATAGTGACTAGGTTTGCTGGTTGGCCAATATCATACATTTTTACGATTTCTCGGTATATCTCCTTGAGGACTGGATCATGAAACATATCCGGCTTTAGGATGTCATAAACCTTGTACAACTCCTTGTTATCCATCAAAAGACAGCCAATCACTGATTTTTCTGCTATATCACTCACTCTGTTCCACCTCCACATAGTCTAGAAGCTGACTTCCCATCAAAGTATCAAAGTTTTTATAATATTCCAACTCTGTCCCTTGTTCTCTCTGCTGCTCTACGTAGGCGTATACCGCAAGATACATTTCACGGTTTGTCAGTTTTCTACGTTTCCCATTCACTGATCTACCTTTCAGCCAAGAACAATAGTTTGCGAATGCTTTTGTTCTGCCTCTCTTTTTCGGATAAATTGCATAGATTTTTTCAAAGTTTGACTCACGTTCATCCGGTTCCGGTGAACATATATTATTTATACTATCCTTACCTAACCTAACCTGGGTTGCCAGAGTGTCACCCGGCTGGTTGTCAACTGGTTGACACTTGGTTGCCACTTGGTTGTCAACGGGCTGATAATCAAGCGATAAAAGATATTTATCATCAAAAACACTTATCTGTTTCATTTCATCCAAGCACCTTGTCGGCGTATATCTATCTTTTCTTATCAAATTATTGATCTTCCAGTCTGAGATAACAACAACACCACTTTCAAATGGAATAATAAAACCTTTTGCTGCTAATAATTTTAAATCATCCTCTGCTGCTCCTACCATTCTCGTGATCTGCTTTGGTGAAGAAATAAAACCATCATCATCAGCTTTCATGCCTAATTGAAAATATAGTGCTTGCGTGGATGATGGCATTTCAACAAATCGGTCCGTACATACCACATCTGCCGAAAACATCCGTCTATTCGCCATCTTCTTGCCCTCCGTTCATGTCCTGCTGCCCTTCCGGAACCTTTAACGACTGTTTCGCACTTCTTAAAGCAAGAAATGTATTCTTTGCTCTATTCTCTAACGCTTTGCAAAACTCCGCCGTTTCTTTGTGATTTGCCGGAAGGAAATAACCTCCAGTAGTTGATGAACAGATGACTGCTCCTCTGCTACGTTCCGCAGCAATATACTGTTGAAGTTCTCTCGCAGAACTGCACCCAGTAAGCTGCACTAATTCTTTTGTTGATATTGCGTTTTCTTTGCCCACTGGCAGCAGGCTTTGAATTTGGAAGTCAGCCTTGCCGGACTGTTTTCCATGTACTTGGTTATTTTGGTTTTTCTGCATTATTTTACTCCTGTTAATGAATTGAAATACTGATCTAC